CCATCAATAAAAACTATTTTATCGACCCCTGCATTATTTGGTAAAGTGTATTCAAAATAGCCTTGTACAAACCCTGAATTTCCTTGAATATTAAACGGGTTAATATAGTCTTCATCTTTGTCTACAAATTGAAATTCATCGTTTTTATAAATACCATATCGCTTTTCAATAAAGCCAAACTCTGAAAGCGACAAGTTGTTCATTTTTCTTAAGTAAACTGACCGTAATGCGTCATCAGTATCAATGGTCTTAAGACCACCACTAAATTGTTTGTGTAAGTCTAAATGCCGTGTTCTTCGATCTACATCGTAAGCTGTCCGAGCCATGTTATTCCTCCTCGTCTAACTCTAGAGGGTTATAGCCATGCTCCGAATAGGTTCTCCAGTTTCCTGGGAATGGTGCTCGGTCCATATCACTTGCAAATACATTTGCACCAACTTCATAGTCTGTTAAATCAAGATTTTTATTATCTAAAGCATATTTAGGGTTTATTCCATGAGTCAGTTTATAAATCCGACTATTTCTCATAAACTCATTCATATAATCTTGTTTTTCCATCGTTGCAAACTCTTGACCTTTTATAGCTGATACAATGAACGGAAGCACAATACCTAGCATAAATGTGTTAGTGTTATCTCCAAATACTGGACTGTAATCGGTTGTGATGTAATAAGTTCCTTCTGGTGGTGCGGTATTAGGAACATTTGTTAAAATGGTGATGGCAGGATATTTAGTAAGCGGTTCAATTAAGTTATAATTCGCAATCGCTTTATTAAACCAGCGAGCAATTTCATTATCTTCAAATACATCATCCACATCAAGCTCTACATAATCTCTTAATTGTTCTATATTCACATGTATACCTCCTGTTCATTAAAATAAAGGGGACACCTTAGAGATGTCCCCTCGTTTCCCTAGTAGATGTCTTTAGGTTCGGGTCTACGTTGAGTTTTATTCAAGACAGCACCTTGCATTAAACGTTGTGCGTGTTTATAATGCGCTTCAGATACCATCACTTTCTCGCCGATAGGGATTTCAACTCGAACACCATTTACGCTAAACATTACTGGGTCACCGAATGCAGCTCGGTAGACATCAGGAATTAAAAGCTCATGTGTTGCTTCACTTTTTAATTGTTTAGCGGCTTTCTCTAATTCAGCTCTGATTTCCACTTCAGGTTTTGTGCTTTGTTTCAAAGTCGCTGAAGTGTTTACTTTTTGTTCAGGCATGAATTACACCTCCTTTATTTTTTATTAGTCTACGTATTTATCGTATTCTGAAGTAATTGCGTCAAATCCATCTTCATCACCATTAACTTCGAATAGTTCAGAAGTTTCGAGAACTAATGCAATTTCACCTGTAGTTAAGTTAGCAGTTGGTAAGTCATCGAAAGTAGGTACTGTGTATTTAACAGTAGCATCATTTTCTTTTAGGTAATAAACAAATTGTTTATTCTTGGGCCATACTCCGGCGTCACCAGCAGTTGCAACAGTTTCTAATTCAGGTTTTTCATCAGTTCCTTCGTTTGATTCAGCCCATTCGCTACCAGCATAAATGCTTGGGACTACCCAGTAGTTAACAACAGACTCTTGGTTAAGGACTTTAGCACCAAATCCAGTGATTTTCCAACCAATAGATTGACGTTGATCAAGTGGATCATCGACCCCAGCAGAACCTAAGCCTTTAGTAATGACACGGATGCCAGCACCTTCAAGTTTAGTAACTGCGTAACCTTCTTCACCAATAACGATAACATCATGTGCTTCAAAAGTGTTCATATCAATCACAGGGGCGTTAAGAACTTCTTCAAAACGAATTCCAAAGATGTCTACAACTATACCATCGCTAAATGGTGCGTTGGTTTGTCCAAAGTTCATGTAGTCTTTCATTCTAGTATCATCGAACAGGTCATACATAATTTCAGGGGAAACTAAAGCTAAATATTTTCCTCCTGCTTTACGAGAACCCGCTAAATGAGCTCGTTTCATTGTGATAGCAATTTTACGGATGTCATCAATTCTAACTCCGTAGTCTGGTATTCCATTAGTGTCGGCTGCAGTTAAATCACTAAGATCATTTGCGTCATTTGGAAAGTACACAGAGCCTTCAGCAACTAAAGTGTTACGGACAATTAAGTCAAGGGTTTCTTTGGCTAAATAACCAAGTTCAACGGTATATTCTCTTTTGACATCATCAAGTTGCATAACATCAACGAGGTCAGAGAAGTACATTACATCCCCATATTGTGCGATAGTCGCAGTAAGAGATGTTCCTCTAATTAAGCGACCTTCAGGGGTTCTTGCTTCTTCTAATGCTTCGATATTTGGATCAAGCTTAATAAAGCGTCTCCAGTTAATTGTATCTGCAAAGTTTCTTGGTAAAGTTTTTTCTGTTGCATATTTCATGAAATGGAAATCAAGTTGACGAAGCATCTTGAGTAACATTTTATCAAAATAGGCATCAGGTTTTAGGTTAGCCCCGTCATAGTTAACAGTTGTGTTGTTAGTATTTAAACCCGGGCGACCAGTATATTCATAGCTGTTAATAGCATTTGCCATTTGTGTTCAACTCCTATTTTATAATATTGTGCTCTTTTAAGTAGGCATCGATTTCTTTGTCAATATCTTCATCTGTTAGATCGACATTCTTACCCGATGTGCCTGTTTTACCTGTAGAAGTAGAGCTCCTTTTACGAGTAGTTTCTAATTGTTTTTGACGACCTGTCTCAACAGCTTTATCATAATTAACGGCTCGGTAAACAAATTCAATAAGGTCAGGATTTTGTAGGATGTTTACACCCATTTTTGAAGCTTCAGAAAACAAATTCATCATTTGATTATCGTTTAGCTTATATTTTTCAGCGATCTGGTTAGCTTTAAGATTGAAGACTTCTTTGTTTTTAGCTTCTTCAATTTCCTTAATTTTACTTTCCATCTCTTGCATCTTTTGCAATTGTTCTTTGCTGACGCCCTGTTCCTTAGCTTGTTTGTTAAGCAGTTCTTCCTGATACTTCTTAATAAGCTGATCTTTCGTCATTCCATATTGTGTGGCTAAGTTTTCTAAAAACTCATCCGAAGCAGCCAGTTTATCTCGCTCTTCTCTTAATTTACGGAATGCTTCATTTCGCTTATGAAGGTCAGGATCATTTTGAAGTTCTGCAACTTCTTCATCTGTTGATTCTTCTTCGCCTTCATCTTCATCTTCTTCTTCCAAAGGTTCTTCGCTTTCTTCTTCAGGCTCTGCGGCTTCCTCTTCAGGTAATTCCGCTTCCTCTTCGGGTTCAGAAGGTGGTACTTCTAGATCTGGAACATCCTCATTAGAAAATTCCGCATCTAGTTCGGCTGTAATAGCCTCTAAATCAAATTCTTTTTCTGCCACTTTTTCTCCTCCGTCTTGAGTTTATCTTTTGTTCCGACGACAAACAAAAGGTCTGAGTGGTGGACTACGCATCCTTTAATCTAGTTGGACCTAGAACCCTTCAGACCTATTATACTAACTTTTGTAACTTTTTACCGGAAAATTATTGTAAACCTTGTTGTCTCTTCTGAACATCTCCAATACCGCCTTGTCCTTCTTGAGGGTTAAGGGTATTGTAAACCACTTCTGCAATCATCTTATCATCATATCCTGCTTGAAGTCCTTGTAACACTTGTTGAGTTACTTGAGCCGCAGTGTCATAAGATTTTTGCTCTCGGTCTTTCTTCATCCGGTCTAAAATAACATCTCGGTCGGTTGGGTTAAAGGCTTTAACAATATCTTCAGGGGTAACAATTTGAACATCTGGAGAATATTGTAATTGCCATTCCGATAACATTTGCATCGTTTGACGTTTACTTTCATCACTGTTTTGAATTTTCTTAACAATGTCAATTGAAAAGTCCCACATAAGTTCTTGGAATTCTTCAGCTCTAAAAGGTACATACTCAAACTCAAAGTCATGGTTAGGGTCTGTACTACGCATACGCATGACTCGATCATCCGTATAATATTGAATCGCATTCATCAATAATGCGTAAGATACTTTTTCTAAGAAACGTTCAAATACCGTAAACTCATCTTGGTCTGCAACAAGTGAACGCTGAATCATTGAGTCAATCCCACCTGCTGTTTGGATAGAACCTGCAGCTCTACCTTGGTTGATGTCTGTCATGCCTGTAAAGTCATCAATATCCATTTTTAAGAATTCAATGTATTGTAAAAGCGTTGGTGGAATATCTTCCATTTCGACATTTCTAATAACATTAGCTAAGTCAGGGTGTTTAGATAAGAACACTAAACCAAACGCATTCCCATATTTAGATACAATTCTTGGGTCAATCCCTGAACCTTCATACACAATCTTTTGTGGGTTTTGGTAAAGGGTTGCTAGGGTTCCGATAACGGACTGAACCTTGTTAATCATCTTAACATTTGGTAAAATAAGCTGAGCATCACTAATTCCCCAGAAGTCTTGACGTTGTGGGTATTGATCAAGCTTAATGAATGGGAAAACATTCGGCATAAGCTCTTCAACTTCTTTTAAAACAACCCCATCTGCAATATAAGTGACTTTTATCTTATAACCGCCATCTTTTTGCACTTCTTTTTCGTAATACGTGATTAAATCAACCACATCTTGCTGATAAGAGCTATAATCCCTATTATAATAGATTTCACCCCGGTCATTTTGGTCCCCGACACTTGCAGAATGGGTTCTTGCCCGTTCTTTGAAGCGTTTTAAGTTTGCTTTAGGGATCGAAGGGTCCATCATAATCGCATCTTCAGTCGTTCTGACAAATGTTCCGCAATATAAAGCGTCATCTAAGTTAAATGCCGTCGGGTCTACGAAAAAAGTAGACGGTTCGATGGGTTGAACTACGATTTCCCCTTGAAAAAGGTGTCCTCTTGTACCTCCGAGGTGGTTTTCATCCCATCCAATGTATAAAATACCCGTCCCTAAGAGTCTTGAAGTCCTAACAACGTCTAAAATATGGTATTTCATGTCTAATTTGTCCCAAAGTTGCTCATAAAAGCGTTGAAGCATCCAAATTTGAGTCTCCTAAATAGTCATCTAAGATAAGGTTCCCGGTCTTAAACTTCTTTACTTTACTAACATAGTTGGTACTCGGTCTAGGTATCCAAGAAGGCATCGAACCTTTAATGGTCCATTGCTCCCCACGATCAAACGCATCGAGTTCTTTCCAAATCGGGTCTTTGAACTGGCGTCTAATCTGGATGGCTTCCCTAGCTTTTTCCCA